CTAAAAGAAGGATTGGTGATGCTGGTATGTCGTAGGTTGGGACATTCATTAAACGAAACCTGGTATGATCTGTCCTGTTAGTGAGTAGGATATGATTAGTGCTCCACATCCTGCGATGGCGAAGATGCCATTCCATCTCTCAGCGATAGAGAAGTCTACCTTCTCTTCTGTCTTTGGTGTTTGCTTTGTCATTAAACTATACCAGGAATAAGGTTGCCAGTTGTTAGGTAAGTGCCACATAGGACTAGGAATCCTATCATTGCTGCTCTTCCGTTTGCTCTAAGGAAAATTTGCTTATTTGTCATTAGAATATACCTGGAATGATTTGTCCTGTAGTTGCGTAAGCACCGAGTGCTGCGACGATGCCTAGCATTGCCATCCAACCGTTAAATTTTTCTGCTTCTGGAGTCATTGTTCTTAGATTATAGGGGTAGAATTGTAAGAGACCTTTGGTCTTAAAGTATGCCTGGAATTATCCAGCCAGTGAATCCGTAGTTAAGGACTGCTATTACCAAACCCATCATCGCTAGGCGACCATTGATTTGCTCTGCTTCCTTCCAATAGGATTGAGTTTTGTTTGATGCTGATGTCATTAAAATACACCTGGAATGATTTGTCCAGTAGTGATATACGCACCAAAGAGTGCTACGAATCCGATCATTGCCCAACGTCCGTTGGTTTTCTCAGCATTCTTAGCATAACCTTCGTAAGATGAATTCTCATCAATCCAAGGTTGTGCTTCAGCAGCAAACATATTTTGCTTACCGTATTCAGTAGTTGTATACTTGTCAACTGTTGATGAAGTCATGTTTGTTACGTTATGTTAAGTAATGTGTCATAACTATATAGCAAACATTAAGACAAGTCAACCCCTATTTTGGGGGGGTTACCCCCAATCAGACATCCTTATCAATGTCATCACCGAATGTAATTACGTCAGATCCCAGTCCAGCAATAGCATCTGTGTTAAAACTGACCGTACCATTAGCCATCTCACTTGTGTCAATCTTGATGTCCTCACCATTAAATGTAAGTGTGTCACCCAGTGTCGTATCTGGCACAAAACTGATACCAGTTGTAACATTTTCTGTAACATTTGCGTTAGCAACAGCCTTAAGACCTTTGTATGCACATACTAGGTTGTCTAAATCTCTATCGCTTACACCTGATTCTATTGCAGTAGTAAGTGCTACTTGTACTGCTGTTACAGCAGTGTCTAATGTTCTATGTAATCCGCAAGTCATTTTGTTCTCCGTAGGGTTTGTAAGTGGTCGATAATCTCATCTCTTACCCACATCAATTCATTATAGCACTTTTGATTGTGAGCGCAAGAGCGTAGTGAGGTGTCAGGTTTATGTACTGACTCGATGAAGATGTCGAGTGCTCGATTCCATCTCTCATCTTGTTCTTCTTTGGGGATTGCTCCCTGATCCTTTAGTGCCATCCTGTACTGTCTTAGTAGGTATTCATAGTAGTGGTCTGTCATCTGAATGGGCATCTAGGTTTCCTATCAAGACGTTGCTTGATGAGATTCCAACTCTCACCCCATTGCCAGTGCTGCAATTCTAAATCACGTTTACTCCTTTTGTCAAGGTCGTGTGGGAAATCTTTTTTAATTAATTTATAAGACACGTTGTGATCCCCCTTAGAAGTAAACCTAATGTTACATAAAGGGTCACCTCTATCAAGTGTCACGTGATCAGTATTCATAACAACTCCTATGGATATAGGTCTATTCCATTCCGATATAGGGAAGCTAGCGCAGACTAGATCCAATCCTTTACGTGTTAATTCTGGATGAGGTGTCTGCTCTAACCATACATCCTTAGCATCAGTCCAAAACATATAGATGTTAAGCATCTGAAACTCATTAGGTGCTCCTTTCAAATCAAAGTATCTATCAAATGCAAATCGATCCTCTAAGTTTGCTAGTATCTGGCCATCATTCTTTATCTTCAGAGGAAATTGCTGACGAATAGTGAAAGTATTCTTGTAATAATACTTCCAAGCAGGACACTTACTATGTAAGAAGTCATGGTTAATATCTTTAAGGTACTTCTCAGGTGGTAGAAAATAATCCTCTGGTAAACTATTCATATGCTTGGGGATCCATTCCCCCATAGAATAGTCATAATATATTGTCTTCATAAAAAACTAAACCAACCAGTTATTATCTGCTTCTCCTTTGTATTTGATACTCTACCACGATGGTGATGAGTCCAATCAGAAGGCCATATGACTGTGTATCCCTTCTGTGCTGGTACATAAAGATCTTGATGATACCATTCAGTACCACCATCAGGGACATCATTAAGGTATGTCATAAAGACTAAGTGTCTATGTGCATTACCTGGTAAAGCATTTGCTCTTTCACTATGCCATATCTTAAACCCACCACCTTTAGGATAGCATTGCATACTTAATGGCTCAACGATCTGAAACCTAGATGTCTCACAAAAAGGAAAGGTCTCACAATATTTGTTTAGTACTTCCTGTAATGCATTTGTGTAGTCCTGTACGTGAGGCACTGCTACCTGATGGGGTATATGCATATCCATAGAGTCCTTTACATCTTTATCGACCTGAATATCACCTTGAAAGGCAGATTGTCCTGGAGATACATGTAAGAATCTTTGCTCATGCCAGAATGATAGTAGGTTATCACACACAGAGTGGTCAATGAAGTCACCCCATACAAAATCAGTCCTCTTCTCGCAGTACCTTCCTTTGTATACTGTTATTTCTTCAGTCATTGTATTACCCTCTTAGATGTATCAACTTTACCCCTTAAATTATATGAAATGATAGTCCTCCTAACATCCGACACGTTTGGTGGTGCTTCGTGCATTATAGTAGAAGGAAATATAACCATGTCTCCTTCCTCTACCTGCTCTTCAAATGTAGTGCAGTCACCAGACCAGATGTCTCTAAATGGTGAGTAGAATCTAGTAGGAGGATGTAAGTTGGGATCATACTCAACATATATTACTGACGACCAACCTATAGCACCATGTACATGTGTGCCATGTGATATATTCTTATAGTATTTTTGGTACCACATGTCTGTGAGATCTAACTTCTCCCCACCAGACATGTCCATTAGATATGGTTTAATAATATCAATAACAGTGTCAGTATAAGGTGGTAGTTTACTATTACCTACCTTAGCATTAACAAAATAGTCACTGTACAAACCAAGATCCTCTGGATCCCTGTGCTCAGGAATATCTGGAGGAATTACATCTAATATTCTTTTCTTATTACGATCCCAATCCTCTATCTTATAATGATAGATTGGTACCGTAAACATATCATAAACCGACATTCTTTATAAACCATTCGGCATCAACAACAGCAAGAGCCTTCTTTCTATTCTTCTTCATGAATAAGATAGGCTCATGGTCTCCAGAGTTAGCACATGCCTGATCGTATGCATCATACACGTTTAACTTCTGTTGATTCTTACATTCTATACTAAAAGGAAACTTTTGTCTAGCATCACGAGCCATAATCAAGTCTTCTCCACCCGCCCCCATACTCCTCGACTCTATGTCCTCTGGATGAATATTCCTCTGCTCTATCAGTTGGTCTCGCACCCACTGCTGAAAGAGTCTTCCCTTCGCTTTTGCTGACTGTGGTTTCATAATGATCTATAACGTCTGGTAACAGTCCATACTCCATTAATTGAATGCGTCTAGTGAGAGTGTCCACAGTATCATCAGGTAATATATCTACCTTACTCTGTGCTATTATCTCTCCACCATCTAGATCTTCATTCACATAATGTACAGTGCATCCTGTTATGGTATCATTACTATCTAGGGCTTGTTCAACAGCGTGTAATCCCTTATACTTTGGTAGTAGTGAAGGATGTACATTAATAATGGGGCAGTGGAAATCTAAAGGTCTCTTTAGTATTCTCATGTACCCCGCTAAGACTATTAGATCTACTCTGTATGCTTTAAACAGAGCAATCATCTCGTCTTCTTTTGTATGCTTAACTCTTATGTGTGGGATGCCATACTTGGCTGCTTTCTTTTCTGCTCCACACTCTTTCTTATCATGTATCATAAGCACTACCTCGTGCTTGTTACATGTTACTAATATGTTTTCAAAATTCGTGCCCTTTCCAGAGCACATAACGCCAATGCGTTTACGACGAGAGGAAGTCTTTATCATAATTGGGTTTACCCAAAGTTTTATATTCAAGTTGTTCCTTAAGGAAGACTATTTCTGCCTTCATTTCTTTTGCTTCTGCCTCTAGTTCCTCGATGTGATCTTGGTAGACTGTTAACATATGCTCCAGTGATTCGTTTTTAAGTTCGCAATCCCAATCCATAGTGGATGCTTTTTTGTATTTATTCTATCGGATACTTAGGTTCGGGATCGTTAATACTATGACTAAACTTCTTTACATCAAAATATGATGGTCCAGGTTGCTTAGGGTCATCGTATGCCATCCGTAACTTGCGTTGGTATTCACGCTCATCAAGCACCTCATTGATTAGTATCTTAAACTCATTAACATAAGCTTCGGATAGAAACCTTCTAGGTGTGACTATCATAGGCTTGTGCTGCTGAGATGTCAAGGGTGTCTTATCATTTGGGTCACGGTCTAGTGACATACCCTGTGTATCAATCTTCATAATAGAACATAAAAAATAGGGACCGAAGTCCCTACTATTTATTCTGTTAAGAGCAAGGCACTGCGCCTGACTTAACTTTTATTCCACGATACATAAGATCGTGTCTGTTACGCTTCGCTGCTTCTTCAAGCACTGATGCGTTGTACTCGTTGGAGTCATACTCGACTCCTCGATAAGTGACTTTTGCCATTGGGTTTCTCCAAAGTAGTAGGGTTTTTAATCCGTTCCTTTAGTCAACTTGTGCGTCCCACTCACAATGAGGTGTCTCCTCTATCACTACGCTGATCATCTCAGCTCGTGTCTCTTCTTCTATCTTAAACTCATTCATCTTATCTAAAAGAATCTGAGCTTCAATACAAGTAAAGGTAGTTGCAATAACTGCTAGATGAAACATGGGATGAACGATCCGTTCCGAGTCGGCTTACTTGCGACCCCAGTCGAAGGGGGTTGAACGATACAGGTATGTTAGCATACCTACACCTATTTATCAAGTTTTTTTGTTATTCTTGTTACACTTTTTAATCTGACCACTCTTCAAATGATCCAACCGCTTCTCTCCTATCAGATTGTGGGGTTTCCTTTTCAACTCCCTCTTCAGGGAACGCAGGAAAGATAAGTGGTCCTTTATACCAGTTCTCTGGTCTTTCAGCGAGCCAATCGCTTTGTCCTGACTTGTTCTTTTCATTCAATTTTCTATTCCATGTATCTCTAAACTTTCGCCATAAGTTAGAGCTTGAAGCCACTAAAGGTATTAGATTCGACATCTTGTTTAATCCCTCCAACGATATAAGATTCAATCTCAGTTTCCTGCGGAGCATTCTGCTGACCTTTACTATTTAGCCAGTGTTCTGTCCAAGGTAGGGGATTGTTCTTGGCGGTTACATCGTAGATAGGATCAATACCTATTGCTTTCATTCTTCTATTAGCAACCCACTCAACATATTGTGACAGTAGTCTGTCATTCAATCCGATCATACTTCCTTGAGAGAATAGGTAGTTAGCCCAGTCCTTCTCTTCGTCTACTGCATCCTTAAACATTTGAATAACATTCTCTTTCTCTTCCTCATGAATCTCCTGCATGACAGGATCATCTCCCTTTCTCCACTTGTATATTATTTTTTGTGTAAGTGCAAGGTGCTGTGACTCATCTCTCGCTATGAGTGAGATGATCTTAGCACTACCTTCCATGAGTTTTAACTCACCAAAAGCAAAGGAGCAAGCAAAGGAGACATAGAAACGTATGCCTTCTAAGATGTTAACATTTAAAATTGCTCTGTATAATGATCGTTTTAGATCTTTAATTGTCCACTGGTGTGATGGTGATGACCTAGAGTCCTTAGCCCATAGGTTACCACTAGCATACTGTCCAGCATATTCTATAAAGTCATTGTACGCTTTAGTCACTGACTCTGCTCGAGCCATGATCTTCTTATCATCTAGTACTGCATCGAATACTTCAGATGGATTAGCGTATATGTTTTTTATTATGTGAGTGTAGGAGCGAGAGTGGATCTGCTCCATGAATTCCCAGACACCCATGCACCCTTCCAACTCTGGAAGACTACAGTAAGGTGAAAATGCCATGCCAGGACCACGTCCTTGCACAGAGTCTAGGAGTATTTGATACTTCAGATTAGAAGTATAAATGTGTTTCTGTTGATCAGATAGAGTCTTATAGTCTGCTCTATCCTTTTGTAGTGACACCTCTTCGGGTCTCCAGAAGTACCCAAGTTGTGTCTGTGTTAGTTTGTCGAAGTCAGGGTACTTGTATTCATCATACCTTTGCATGCCCAGTGGTTTCCCAAAGAACATTGGTTGCTTAGTAGTGTCTACTTTCTCAGTATTAAATACACTTAACCCCATTTTTTTAACGACTCCGATAGTGATGATTGACAATCTGGTGGCTCTGGGTCTTTATAACCCTTCATTTTCTTCCACTTGTTATGTAGTGCACCCATCATCCAACTCTGGGAAAGACTCTTGGGACCATTTTCAAGTAGATCTAACTCATATCTGGATGAGGTATACCTTTTGTATTCCTCTCTCCAATTGGAGTCATCATATTCTTTAGTCATTCCATGTCCTCTTTAGTTGTCTGACATCAGTAACACCAAAGATAGACTTACATCTATTCTCTGCGTCCTGTCTTAGATTAGATTCACAATAGAATTCAACCTTCTGAAGTCTATTGGATGGCAGCAAAATATATGCTGACCATTCTATACTCTTCATTTACCTAACATAGTATTCAAGAATATTTTCCATGCTGATTTACCAGCATCACCTTGTATCTCGTCAAACATATACATGTTAAGACGGAAGGCATAGTTTGCCTCAGTTATTAGATTGATTCTTTGATGCTCATCGAATCCTAATCCATCAAGCACTGTCCTATACTCATTCTTCCATGCCTTAGCATCGTCAATACGAGGGAAGTCATAGAAGTGTAAACCTTCACCCACAGGTGGGGTGAGTGCCTTCTGAGCAATACCTTTCAGTATCTTACCACCAGACAGGTCACCTATGTAACGTGTGTAATGGTGTGCTATTAGTAAGTATGGATCATTCTCTGCTACCTCACGAATCCTATAACAGTATGTGTTACAGGCTTCAGAAGGTATTGCCTGCTCTCTCCACATAGGACCATAGTAGTATCTAAGATCCCGTGCAATGAAAGCAGTCCTGAATAGTATAACATTCCATCGCTGAAGATTCTTGACAAAGGGGTCAGTTGATTTACTGACACACTCCTCCATCGTTTCATACACATAGTAGAAGTTACTAAGCAACTTAGCATACTCCACTGGATCTAACACCCCCTTAAGGAATGAAGATATAAACTTAGTATTCTCTGCTGCGTTGTGGGACTTCTTAGTCCCTTCCTTTAACTCTTTACTAAACATTACATGCCTCACATTCTGATTCATCTGCTTCCATCAACTCATCGATGAGTTTATTAATATCATTACCTGTATTCTCATGCCATCCTATTGAATGTGCTGGCTCATCTACATCCTTCTTAGCATCATATGTATTCTGATAGTAAGAGGTCTTCCATCCCATCTTGTATGTGGTTAGAAGATCGTTTGCCATAGCACTGACAGGTACTTCATTATTAGGATAATGCTCTGGATTATATGCCCAGTTACCACTGATCCCTTGGTCAAAGAATTTTTGTATCACTGCTACCACATTAATATATCCAGTGTTGTTCTCCATGTCCCAGAGTAACGTGTAGTTATTCTTTAAGGATTGAAAGGATGGTACAATCTGCTTAAGAGGTCCTTTCTTTGACTTCTTAATGGACAAGTAGTCTCTAGGTGGCTCGATTCCATTGGTTGCATTAGACACAACGGAACTGCTCTCCGAAGGCATTTGTGCGGACAAAGTGCTGTGCCTGAGTCCATTCTGGGTGATAGATATCCTAAGAGACTCCCAATCATACTTCAACTCGTGGGTAACAATTGAATCTACGTCTTTCTTATATGTATCAATTGGTAGTATCCCATCGTGATACTTAGTCCTTGAGAATGCCTCACATGGTCCTCTCTCAATTGCTAACTGATTAGATGCCTTGAGTAGGTAGTATTGCATTGCTTCTGTCAACTCATGAGTCAACTGCCATGCAGCAGGGTCACTATACTTGACATTATTCTTAGCAAAATAATGTGCTAGACCAATGAATCCTATACCAAGTGACCTACGTGCAATTGTAGACCTCTCTGCTGCTGCCACAGGGTATCTTTGATAGTCTATTAACTCTTCTAATGCACGGACAGAGAGGTCACACAACTCTTCCATGTCTTCTATCTTATTAATCTTACCTACATTAATAGCAGACAAGATACACAATGCTATCTCACCTTCACCATCAATGTGATCGATAGGATCTGTAGGTAGAGTGATCTCTTGACAGAGGTTACTCATGTATACCTTATCCTTAAAGGATGAGTGATCATTACAGTGATCGATATTCATAATGTATATACGACCTGTCTCTGCTCTCTCTTTAAGGAGACTAAGTATTAACTCTTGAGCACTGATTGTGGATTTAGGGATCGACTCGTCTGATTCGTATCGAGTATAGAGTTCGTCAAAGGTATCGCTACCAAAAGCGTCATACAACCCAGGCACATCATGAGGGCTGAATAAAGTAATAGAATCGTTTTTGATAAATCTCTCATAAAATAATTTAGATAGTTGTATACTGTAGTCTAACTTTCTTACTCTGTTGTCTTCTGTTCCTTTGTTGTTTTTGAGAACAAGGATGTCCTGAATTTCTTGATGCCAGATCGGAAAGTGGACCGTAGCTGAGCCGCCTCTGACCCCGTTTTGAGTGCAGCATCTGACAGTTGATTCAAACTTTTTAAGGAAGGGGACCACACCTGTGTGTTGAACTTCTCCACCACGGATCCTACTGTTGATTCCCCTGATTCGTCCTGCGTTAATACCGATACCAGCACGTTGTGCGACGTATTTGCCAATAGCCATATCACTGCTAAAGATACTATCGAGGGTGTCATCAGCATCAACCAAAACACAAGATGCAAATTGACGAATGGGTGTTCTGAC